AGCTTTGAGTTGGTACATTTTATTTTCCCTCTATGGTTGAAATTATTTCGGTGTGACAGATTTTACCGTCACAGTCTTGATTAAGATTTAGGGCGTGCGCCATGTACACCACAAATGCACACACGAGCGTAATGATTAATTTGTTCATTTTCTGTTCCTTTTGTCGGATTTTAGGTGTGATAATCCGCCACACGGTAAAGTGCGGTCGGATTTTGTGATGTTTTAGAGAATGTCTAGCTGAAATCCTGTTGCTTTAGGGTTGTAGGCTCGAAGATGTTTTAATACACGCCAGTTATTGCCTTGCTCGCATTCAAATTGCTCTGTAATGCGTGTCAATACGTTATGGGCTTGACGGAGAGTGCTGCGATATTCGTAAGCAATGTCATGAACGGAAGCAGCGTAGTGCGAACCAATTTGTTTTAATGCTGGGTGAAGTACTTGGCAAAGTTCCGTGCCACGCAATAAAGCGAACCACGCCCAAACGAGCTGTTGTAGGTCATGTTCTGTAAATTCACGGGTGTATTTCTTTTCGACTGATGGCAAGACAATAGGCTGTAAGTTCATAATGAACGCCATTGCATTGCCGTATTGGTCTTGTGGTAACTGGTCGTATTTGGCAATGTGGAACATGGCTTTTAATTGGCGGTAAATCTCTTGCCAGTGTAAGCCTGTTCTGTGGTGCGCTTGTTGCACCGCAGATTGAATTGCTTGTTGTTGCTCTGGTGTAATTGTGTTTGGTAAAAGTGCGGTCGATTTTTTGACTTCTTCATCTAAAACATCGAGTACCCATTTTCTAAACGCTTTGGCGATTTTGGTGCGAGCAAACATTGCAATTAGGTGTGCGCCACGCAATGAGAAAATACGCACTTTTTGTAGTCCGCCTGCGGTTTGCATTTCCACAAGTGCGGTCATTTCTGCGGTAAATTCATCTGCATTGCGGTCGTAGATTTTTAAAATCGCTTGCATTGGCATAGCGTATTCTAAAGCTAAACCAAGATCGTTCGCTGTAATAAAAGTTTGGTTGTGTTGATTGATAACTGAAAGAGTAGTGTTTTGAAAAGTTAATGTAGTCATTTTGACTGTCCTCGTATAAGTTTTAAAAACTCATCGTCAGAATTGCAGTACTGGCGATGAACTGATTGAGGTCTGCAATAACCGCATACGAGAAACGGCAGATCTTTCGATCTCCTCAACCAGCCCATCATTGACTACTTTTGAAAGGGGGTGTCAATTTGACACTACCTTTGAAAGGTTTAATTTACTGATTTTCAGTTATAAAAAAAGACGCATTGAGCGTCCGTCTTTTCTAACCGCTCGTATATTCGGAAAATTGCAGTATCCCGACTTTCTGTTGAAAGTGAGACGTAGTTTAGCCAAAGAGCGGTTAATTTGTCAATTAGATTTTATTCTTCGTGAATAATGCTAGAGAAACTCGCTTGTTCTATTTTCCCAGCACGGCGTTTTACCATTCCTTCAAGTTTTATGGTGTTAATATCTTTAATACGGTCGATAATTTCGTTTACACCTTCTTCACCCAGCATATCCGCGTCTAGGTTGGCGGTAAAGGTTTCGCTTTGTAAGGTTCTCACAAATAGCGTGATTTTGCCTTCTTGGCGTTTAACGCCGTCAATGTATAAGTCCATTGATTCAGGTGTAGTGGTTGCTTTTTCTTGGGCGGTTAGGTCATCTACAATTTTATTTAACTGCGGTTTGTCTAGTTTAATTTCTGTTTTGTTGCCGTTTGAAATCGTCACTTGTTCTGCATCGCTTGTTGCTCTTATCATTTCGCTATAGGCTTTATCGGTATGCAGTTCAACTGCCTGTATGGATTGTTTGAAGCGTGGATTATTGCTTTCAGTTGCCACAGTTTGAATAGTTTGAAATGCTTGTTTTAATGCATCGCTTTCATTTTGTTGTTTTATTTGGTTTTCGGTTGCTTCAATTTTTGCTAATTCAATTTCTTTTTGGTTATCAACCCATTTGCTTCCGATAATTGTACCGCCTATTCCTAACACTAATGCGGTACAAGTTAGTGTTTTTTGTGTGCCATTCATACCATTTGTTATCTCTTTAAATAATTTTCGCATTGCAATGAACAGATCTTTTAGATCAGCAATAATTTCTGTGCAACCTTCATTTACGGTAAAGGTGATTTCTAATGCATCTTTTTCATCTTGGGTTAACAAGGTAATATGCGGTTTGCCCGTTTTAATTTCAGCATAAGCACGCCATATTTCGTTTTGAAACTCACAAATTCCTTTGCAAATTGCATAGTTGATACTGCCATTATAACGGTGTGGATCGCCTTGAATTTTGATTTTAACTTGCTTTAGAAAATCCAGTTCAACCTTTTCAAGGTTAATTTTTTCATCTGTTTTTAATGCTTGAATGAAGTTTAGTAACTCTTCGGCATTTTCAATTTTCCACATATGGCTATCCTTAAAATTTTGATACAAAAAAAGCCACTTAATTGTGGCTGCAGACTTTCTGTTGAAAGTGTGGGTATCTTAATCCGAAGTGGGGGCGGTGTCAAATAAAAAGCCCCGAATTTTCGGGGCGGATTTTTATGATTGATTTTTTGCTTTTTGGTAAGCTAAACGTGAAGCAAGCATAGCTTGACGTTTAAGTTCTTTTGCACTGGGTTTAGTTTCTGCCATTGCTTACTCCTTATAGTTTGGGGTTTTGATAATAAAACAATCAGAGTTTTCGCCTAGTTGCCCGATTGGTTGAAAGTCTATCATAAGTGGATGGCGATTGTCGCACATTTTTTGATACATTCGGCTCAATGAGGGGCGTTCGGCGATGAAAAAATAACATTCAGGTTGGTAAATTAAATAGTGCTTATAGAGCAATGTTTCAAGTTGTTCTTTTAAATGCTGAATATCGGTTTTCTTTAGCTGATGATTGATTGGTGGAGCGTATAGATCGATACTTGGTTCGGTGCTTTCGTAGTATTCTTTTACGCCAAATTTGATACTGTATGTTTTACGATTTTTTAATAGCGGCACTAAGCGTTCATCTAAAGAAAAGAGGCTTTCAATCACATCATTATCCGATGAGAAATCAATAATATAATCAACATTTGCTACACGAAATTCAGCAAATTGATGAGGAATTGAATGATATTCAGATTCAATAAATAATTCTGTCATATTCCACGCTTTGGGTATAAAAAAACCTCTAAAAGAGGCTGTTGAAAGTAGTACTATCCTAATTCGAAGCAGGAGCGGTGTCAAATGTTTAAAAAAATACCGCCCTTTCGATCGGTCAGTGGAGTAGTGCAATCAGTCTATGCTGATTTTGTCTAGAATAGGGCTGTGATTACACTTTAATTTCTAATTTTTCCATTGTTGCGTTCCTCGTTTGTCTGCCATTTCAAAACACAATTCATCTATCATTCGCAACGGTTTCACATGCCGCTGTGTCTCTGTACTAGCAAATGTGTTTTGAAATATCCACATTGGGATATTCGCCTGCTTGAGCTCCACTTTCGGCAACTGCACCGTTTTTCACTGGCTTTGCATGGGCAGACTTTAAAACTCACTCTTAACTAAGTAGGTTAGGGCTTTCAATCTAACGACCGCTTAGCACCGTTGGGCTTCCGTCTGCGCTTCCGCCGAGTGAGTTTCTTTAACCAAATTGTTTAAAATTTGTGATGAAAGTCACTGACTTACATAAACTTTTTAGCTATTCTTGTAATCAACCTTGATACTTTCGATAGCGGATTTTCAGGAATGTAAACTGAAAGGTGAATCTCGCCGTCAACAGTACCTTGGGACATTGCTTTTAGCTTTTCTTCCGCTTCTTCGAATGAATGGGCGTAAACATCTGTCGCCCACCTTTTGCCGTCGAAGTGATAAGAAATTGCATAGCGTTTCATTTCTTCTTGCATAAGGAACTACCTCTATGTATTTTCAGATATTTCAGGGTGTAAACAATCAGTGGTATTGGCGACTAAAAGCCGCCAATCATGAAACCATTGCAGTTAGCGAGGGTTATACAACCAAACAAAACTGCCTACATTGCATTGGTCTAGTTATGGATACTGATAGAAAGACACCTATTTATGAATCTTAATAACTAAGCCCTGTTCGCAGGGCTTTTTTCATCACAAATTTTTAAAGAGCATTGAGATTGTGTATCTCGTTTTGATGTGGTTTATTATCACGCTTTGAAATAATATAATCAATGCAAATTGTGATTTTTTTATCTAAAAAATTTCATAATGTGATTATATTGTTGATTTCTAAAGAAATAAATTTTTGAGAATAGTGTTTGATTGATTGTTTTTTAACCAGTAGATGAGCAAGAATAGAAAAGTGTGGTTGATTTTTGAGGTGCTTTTGTGAGTGTAAGCAAGTTTTAGTTGTAATTAAGCAAGTATGATGAGGGGGAATTTTTAGAGAGTTGCAGTAAATTGAGATGGAGATAAGCAAGATTTGGCGAATTTAAGCAAGGGTAGATTTGGCGAATTTAAGCAAGGGTAGATTTGAGTAATAAAAAACCGCCAGTGAGGCGGTTTGTTTGTCAAATAGAGGATTATTTTTTCTTGCTGTCGTGTTTTGTTAGTGCTTTATGTGTTTTCTTTATACTTGACTGTATTTTGTTAATTTTTTCTTGGGAAAGGGCGAGATCCTCAGGTGCTGTTCCAGTATTTGAGATCATGACATTACGAACAGATCGGCCAACAGTTTCAGCCGCATTTTCTAAATTTTTTTGCCCTTTAATATTTTGATTTCTTATTTTTGCTTCTGTTTGTGTTACGCGGAATATATTCGCTGCGAGCTCCTCATTATCCATGAAATCAAGCAGTGATGCTTTGTCATCAAATAGTCCTTTTTTGTTTTTTAAGCTTTTAATATTCATATTATACATCCCTCTATACCCAGCATTTTGGAAGAAAGCATAGTTCTCCACGCCGTGTTTGTGGGCAATATGGCTCAGGCTTTTTTCTCTATCTGAAATGTCGCCACGTAAGTAAACGCGATCCACCTCTTCGGCGCTTTGGCAAAGTGTGTGAATTTCATCTGCCAGTTTAGCGAAATATGCTTGGGCTGCAGCAACCTTTGGATTACTTATATTTCCATTCATAACCGTTAGATAACAAGCAAAGCGAGTCATTTTAAAGTCAGATGGTGTGTTCGGCGATTGTGTCTGAATGAAGTTGTCTGCAATTGGAATATTTAAGTTATTACATACAGCATAAGCCTTATTCATTGCTTTTAAAATCGCCTGCATATCGTTATACCCTAACATCATAGCAAGATCAGAAGCATACCAGTATGTAATTCCGTTTTGTTTCGCAAAATCGTCAAATGAAAGAGAAGTCCCCTCCTCAAATACGAGTGCTAATTGAGTCATATTATTTCCAAGTTTTTGTGTCATATTGATTCCTTATTGTATGATTTTTTGAGCATGTAAAGTCAAGTGGTTTTTTAGTTATCGCTAAATTAATTATGGTAGATTAGCCAATTTTTCAGGTTTCCTTGATTGGCATTTTAATTACAAAACTTCAACTCTTTCCCTTGCCACACCAATAATGCGGATCTCTTGGTTGAGTGAGCTTAATGTTGGGAACATAGGATTGAGCGGAACAAGCTCAAAGTGCGGTATGCCTTCTGGTGTTTTCGTGCCAAGCTCTTTGTATTGTTTAAATGTCGCCTCGTTGTCGCCATTAATTGCTACCACGAATTTTCCTGGCGTTGGCACAATATCAGGATCGATTAAAACCAGATCGCCCTCGTTGAATCGGGGGAGCATAGATTTCCCTTCAATTCGTAGATAAAAGGAATTTTCAGAGGCGATGACTGTGCTTGGGATCATCTCGTAACCGTCAAATCCTTCGAGCGATCTAATATCAGTCCATAGTCCTGCTTGGATTGGGCTTAATAATGGATAACGACAAATTGACTCTTTGATCTCGCTTATGTTTGAATCGAAGGCTAAAACCTCAGGCAGGATATTAAGTGCTTTACTTATGATAGATATATCTTCGAGGTCAGGCGTTCTATTGCCTTTTTCATAATTAGCAATTCTCGGTTGTCCCCAACGCGCATTCTCACTTTTGGTATCAATATTATTACATCTCTCAGCTAATTCTTTTTGACTGATTTTTAACTGTTCTCGATACGCTTTTATTCTTTCGCCAAGTGTAGCCATTTTATTTCTCCTTCTTTTAGTTCAAATAATAACACGTTACGTTATATTCATATAATTTCATATTGTGATTGATATAAATACCGTTATGTGATTAAATGAATTATAAAAAATCACAAAAGGAAATTTATCAATGAATAACCTTTCACAGATTCGAGGGCAACTTGGGATTACTCAGCGACAACTAGCCAACCATATCGGATGGAGCCAACCACGAATTGCTAATTATGAGACTGGATTACGTTCTCCATCGTTAAGTGTTGCTCAGAAGATTGTTCAAACTCTGAACTCACTTGGAGCAAAAGTTTGTATCGAGGATGTATTTCCGCCTCAAAGCTAATTTACCAACAGGAATACGCAATGGCACGCAATAAATTAACGCGATCTGCAAGAGTGCTTTCGGATCAGGTTATCGAAAAATATTACAAGCAAAAGCAATACGAGGTGGCGGAAGGTATGGAAACCGCGTCTAGCACACTGAGTCGCTTTATTAGTAATGAAGAGTTTACTCAGACATTTAACTTTATCGCCGCTTGTCAATTCGGTGTTTTTGATACGGATACGCACATTGCGATTGAGAAAAGTGAATTTGAAATGTTACTCCTTGCGTCACAAGGCTTTGATAAGCGGTTACGTGAGAAGTATTTGGGTAAATAAAAAAGCCACGAGGAGATTTCGTGGCTAATTCATTAAGGAATATACAGATGAATCAATTATTAACGATGACGAAAGAAAACGCAAGTATTTTGACAATGAGTAGTCGGGAAATTGCGGAGATTACACATAAAGAACACAAAAATGTATTACGTGTTATTCGTGATTTGATTGAACAAAATTTAGTCGCTCAAATTGAGCCACTAAAATTTGAGTATAGAAATCAATGGTTTGATTACTACGAGTTAAACAAGCGGGATACGTTTGTTGTTGTCGCTCGCTTATCGCCTGAATTTACTGCCGCTGTGGTCGATCGCTGGCAAGCGTTGGAAAATCGACAAAAACCAACCGCACTTATTCCGCAATCTTTTTCTGAGGCGTTGATGTTAGCCGCTCAGTTGCAAGCAGAAAAAGAGCGCAATGCACCTAAAGTCGCTTTTGTTGATCACTATGTGGAAGTGGGGACGAGTAAATCATTTCGTGAGACGGCGAAGATTTTAAAAATACCTGAGCGTGCATTGGTCAATCGCTTGGTGGAAGATAAATATTTGTATCGTCAATCGGGCGTGCTTTTGCCTTATCAATCGGCACACACCAGAGATCTTTTTACGGTTAAAACAGGCACCGCTGAACACGGTCACAATTACACTCAGACGCGTGTAACAAGCAAAGGCATTGAATTTATCGCGTCACGTTATGCTTCGGAGTTGATGCTATGAGTATGCGATTAATGGTTCAAGCAATGAATTGTAAGGTTGGCAATCCTGCTAGAAAACTTGTGCTTTTAAAACTCGCTGATAATGCCAATGATGATGGAATTTGTTTTCCTAGTTATCAATACATTGCCGATAAATGCGAAATGTCAAAACGTAGTGCGATTAGTCACATTGATGATTTAATCAAAATGGGATTGGTCACCAAAAAAGCACGAAAAAATAAAGATGGTTCAAGTGCAAATTTATATCTTTTACACCTTGATCAGGGTAGTGAAAAATCTGCACTAGGGGGTGAAAATATTTCACTAGGTAGTGAAAAATTTGCACTAGGGGGTAGTGAAAATATTTCACCCATAACCAGTCACTCTTTAGAACCAGTCAATGAACCTAAAAAAACTACGCAAAAAAGCGAATCCGAAATTTTGCTTGAGCGGTTTGGCATAACAGGACAGCTTGCTAAAGATTTTATTGCGCATCGTAAAACTAAGCGAGGGGCAATTAGCGAAACGCAACTTAGCCGTTTGCAAAAACAAGCGGACAAAGCAGGAATTTCGATTTGTGAAGTGGTGGAGATTTGCATCGAACGCAACTGGCAGGGATTTAACGCATCTTGGGATTGGCGTGATGAAAAACTGCGACCAAATTCACCGCACTTAGGGCAATCACACCGCAACAAACCCAAATTTGACGATACGCAGACAGGCTGGTCTGCAGGAATGAATTTCACAGTGGACGGTACACAATGGAAAATTCCATAACACAAGACCAAATTAACACGCTCCCGCCAGAATGTGCACAGTGTGCGGAAGAGACGATTAACTGGCTCTTTCAAGAGCTTAAATCGATTTTTCTTGGTTGGCGTGCAGCCTTTGAAACCGAAGCGGATTATCTTTCTGCTAAAAAAACTTGGTTGCGTGTGTTGGTACGAGAAAAAATTACGAGACCTCAGTTGGAGAACGGGCTTTATAAAGCAGAAAACTCTCTTGATAAATTTTTACCTAGCGTAGGGTTGTTTGTGTTTTGGTGCAAAGCCTATGACTATCACGCACTGGGCTTACCGAATGAAGCGGAATTATACCAACGTTATAACACTTTCTTAGGCTATGCCCGATTCAATCGGGATGAATTTCAATATCGTTCAAAAGTGGAATTTTGGTTGCTTAAAAATCTGTACGAAAAGTGTAAGAAAAAATCGGAAGAGGACACGTTGAAAGTTATTCCGAAATTACTCACAGAAGCGGCGGAAAAAGTGCGGTCGAATTTTCCTTTTGAGGATATTCCGAAAATGATTCCAACAAAGCCACGTTTTTACGATAAAGCGAAGGCTGATAAGGCGCGCGATAGCTTGATGGCAATGATGAAAGGAGCATTGCAATGACAAGCTATAAATGCCCAAAGTGCGGTGCGGAATTAGAGGATTTTTATACGCCAGATTATTTTATATCGAGCAGCGAATGGGATGACGATCGTTTTCGTTGTAACGGTCACTTAATTGAGCCGATACCGTTTCCGCAGGTAAGTAAATACAGCGCAGTAAATCGAACAAAATCTTGCGGTTATTTTGGGTTGGAAGATTTAGGTGTGGAGTATAAAGAATGAGTATTGCGATGTTATTCAAGCGTTGGGAATGATGTTATGAGCCAATACAAACCTTTCTTTTTACGTGATCAACGCATTAAAAATAATTGCTTGGATTTAATCAAAGAGCTGCCAATAGACGATAAAAAGCCGTTGGTAGTCAAAATCCAACCAATAACACGAAACCTTGAGCAAAACGCCAAGTTTCACGCTATGTGCCAAGATGTTGCAAATCAGGCTGAATTTATGGGGCGTAAGCTCACAATGGAGCAATGGAAGGTATTGTTTATTTCGGGTCACGCAATCGCCACAAACCAAAAAGCAGATGTTGTGCCAGGTCTTGAGGGGGAATTTGTGAATATCCGTGAAAGTTCGGCTCAAATGAGCGTGAGCAGAATGGCGAGCCTTATCGAGTATGTGACCAGTTGGGGCGTGCAAAATGGCGTGAGATTTAACGATAGATGGGGATTTAAATGAAACGCTTAAACGATGATGAGATTTTGGAGTTAAAAATTGTACTTTTGATTGCGGCAGTTTGGGTTATTTTTAATATGGTATTTGGCTAATGGCGAAAGAGTATAAATGCAAAGTTTGCGGCAAAGCGTTTGTAAAAACCTTTAGCTCGACACAGAAAGTTTGCTCGCCTGAATGTGCGATTAAATTAGCCCGAGATAATGCGAAAAAAGCGCAAGAACGAGCAGAGAAGAAAAAGCAAAGGGAACGTAAGGCTAAATTAAAAAGTCGTTCAGAATGGCTGAAAGAAGCGCAGGCGGCATTTAATAAATTTATCCGATTACGGGATAAAGACCAACCTTGTATCAGTTGCGGTCGCTATCATCAAGGTAAATATGATGCTGGGCATTATCGGAGTGTTGGGGCTTGCCCGGAATTAAGATTTTGCGAAATTAACTGTTTTAAGCAGTGCGTACCATGCAATCAGCATAAAAGCGGTAATGTCATTGAGTATCGAATTAACCTTGTGAAGCGTATCGGTGAAGATAAGGTAGCTTGGTTAGAACGGCAAGACCACGAACCGAAGAAATACACCATTGAAGATTGCAAGGCGATGATTAAGTATTACAAGGCAAAAATTAAGGAGCAGGAAGGAGAGTAGAATGTCGTATAGCGTTGAGAGAGTGTTGGTAAAGTGGGGTAATTGCTGGGGTAGAGACAGAATTGGCACAGAATACCCAAGCACCACAATTTCTATTCCTGTTTTACCTACCGTGCGCAAGGCTCACATTCCATTCTTAACTGATGACGAATGCTTAAAAATTGAGGAGCAGATTATGAACCTTCATAAGGATAGTTTGCTGCAATACCAAATTTTAATGGCACTATACGTTCAGCAAGCAAATGAACGAGATATTTGTACCGCACTTCATATTTCCCCTGCTTATATGTATCGTGAGCGTGTTAAGGGCGTAAGATTCCTAAAAGGTGCATTTACTGGGGCGAAGATTAAGTTCATGTTTTTAGGGTAGGGAAGTGCGGTCGATTTTGACCGCATTTTTCTTACATTCATTCTTGATTTGTGTGTATTTGTGTATTATAATTCGTTTTGATTAAGACAAAGGAGGATGCATGCACTCAGGTGACTTAATCAAGGAACTTAAAGCAAATGGTTGTTATTTTGTTAGGCATGGAAAAGGTGATCATCAAATTTGGTTCTCGCCGAAAACTGGAAAACGATTTCCAGTTCCGCACCCAAAACAAGATTTAGCAATCGGAACTTTAAAATCCATTAAAAAATCGGCAGGGCTTTAAGCTCTGCCGAGCTTAGTAGGAGGAGTATTAAATGATTTTTACCGTAGGTGTTGAAACCCCAGAAAATGAAAACCAAGCATACGGAATGATTGTCCCTGCACTTTGCCAATTAGATTATGGTTGTTTTAGCGGTGCTGATGATGTCGATGATTTATTACCAATGGTAACAGAAGCCATTACAATGATGCTTGAAGCGATGGTTGAAGATGGTTTTGATCTTACCACGCTAAAGGATAAAGGCGTAACACACTATAAAGCCGATCCTGAATATGCTTATTTTGATACTTGGCTTTTAGTTGATGTCGATATTTCAGAATACTTAGGTAAGAAACAGCGTATTAATGTATCTTTACCTGAATATTTATTAACGCGCATTGATCGCCGTGTTGCAGCGATGGGTAACTACTATAAAGATCGTAGCCATTTCTTAGCAAATGCGGCGCACCGCGAATTGCATGCGCATTCAGATAAAGAAATGTAATCTCTGACTACCCTTGACAATCTCCTATTTCAAGGGTAGTTCTTTTATTTATAGTTTTTCTCCATCGCTAAAATCCCTTCTGTTACAATCGCCGTTTTAGATTTGCCTGTTTTCTCGGAAAGTTCAGCAAGCAATTTGATAATATCTTCGTGTAGTTTGTAAGATTGTAGGCGTACACCACGTTTTTTATCGCTTTTGGCGTTAATTTCTGCGCGAGTCATTGCCATAGAAAAGTCCTTGCATTTTGTTTTTTGTTTGATTATAGTGAGGGACATCGGGGGACATCTGACCTTCCCCCTTTGTTCATCTAGCTAATTACTGTACCACTACAGCAAGTTAGCATTAAAACGATGATTAAGATAATGATTTGATAGGGTTTCATTATCTAATCCCTTAAGTAAGCCCCACTCTAGACAGCGTGGGGTTTGCTGTATCTAAAGCACCTTGCCTTAGATGTTGTTATTGTAGTATTAATTACAAATTAACGCAAGTTTTTATCGTATTTATTACATTATTCTTCTTTACATTCTCCAAATTTTCCTCTACTATTTTATTCAAGGTGTCGAAACCTTAAACCAAAAGCGGAAGTCCGCACCCGATAGCATAGCGGTTTTTTTTATGCGCAAAATTTGTGATCTCGTTTAGTTTTATTGCCATTAAGACTTAACACGCATAAATCCAATTTCATCTATGTCGGGCGGGCGGAGAATACAACACCCGAAAGGGGAATAATCCCAGCCGTTTCTTTTGGTCGGCTTTCGAACCACCCGGTGCCCCTATGGGGTCAAATCTTAATATCGAAAATAAACCAAAGGAGACATTCTATGTCTAATCAAACCCAACTCTCTACATTCAACTTTGAATCAAAATCTATCCGCACTTTAGCTATTAACAATGAGCCTTGGTTTGTTGCTAAGGACGTTTGTGATGCAATAGGTATTGATAACAATCGTAAGGCATTATTGGCATTAGATGAAGACGAAAAGGGTGTAACTTTAAGTTACACCCCTGGTGGACAACAAGAAATGAATATTATCAGCGAAAGCGGAATGTACACTTTGATCTTACGTTGTCGTGATGCTGTGAAAAAAGGATCTATTCCACACCGTTTTAGAAAATGGGTTACAGCAGAAGTATTACTTACTATTCGTAAAACAGGAAAATATGAAAGCAAAACATCCGTCAATGACAGAACAGGTTTACGCAATGCCGTGAATATGCTCGTGAGCAGAAAAGGATTAATTTATTCCGATGCCTATCATTTAATCCACCAACGCTTTAATGTGGAAAGTATCGAAGATTTAACCCTTGAACAACTCCCTCAAGCAGTAGAGTATGTTCACAGAATAATTTTAGAAGGGGAATTAATCACTGATCCTGAATTACCTAATGGCGAAAAGAAATTCTCTTTTGAATTTACTGAGTATGAACTCCAACAGCTTATTTGGTTATGGTTTGCTTTCAAACGTGGTGTCGGTACTTTCCAACATATCGAAAAAGCCTTTAAGGTGCTAGGCTCAAATATGAGCGGAGATATATATGGACAGGCTTACGAATATTTAAGCGTGCTACGCTCAACAAACCAAATCTTAAACCGCATTACACAAGAGTTTGAGATTGACCCAATGACAAACTGGCGAGCATTAGAACACTTGCGAAGCTTTAACCCAAAAGCAGTCAAAATCGATTTCTAAAACGAAGAAAAATCTGACCGCACTTTTGAAAAATTGTGCGAAGAATGGATTTTACATAAAAATTATAAAAACACTTGATTACTTGCAAGTGAAAGTGTACTATATTCGGTAAGTTGCAGTTTTAGCGCATAGCAAACGCACAAAAGAATTTTACAGCCCTGATCGGAAACGGTCGGGGCTTTTTTATTGCCTAAAGAACAGGCGGGAGAAAATATATGCCAATTAAAGAGCCTGATGTGTGGGCGTTAATATGGTCTTGGTTGCAAACAAATCTTAGTTCTAGCTCAGCACAGAGTGCTTTTTGGGCGTTATTTATTTCTCTTTTAAGATTTGGGTTTATGCGTAAAAAGCCAGCTATTCGTTATGTTTTAATTGATGCGGCTATGTGTGCCTCTATTGCGGGTGTTGCGGTGCCAATTTGTACACATTTATTTGGGCATACAGAATATTCTTCATTTCTCGGTACGATGATTGGTTTTGTTGGTACTGAAAAAATTCGCGAATTCTTATTTAAATTCATTAATCGGAGAATTGAAAAAGATGACAATGATGATTTCCGAAGTGACATTTAATAAAATTTTTCCACACGCAGTTAAAGGTGTTTATCAAGCTATTTCGACGCAGATAGAAAAAGCAGGTTGTGTGAATAAGATGCAGCAAGCGATGTTTTTAGCTCAATGTGGACATGAAAGTGGCGGATTTACAAGATTTAAAGAAAATTTAAATTATTCTTGGTCTGGGCTTTCTAAAACTTTCCGTAAATATTTTCCCGATCCACTTACAGCGAAGAAATATGAGCGTAAACCTGAGTTGATAGCCAATCGTGTTTATGCTAATCGTTTGGGTAATGGCGATGAGAAAAGCGGAGATGGTTGGAAGTATCGTGGTCGTGGACTGATTCAGATTACAGGTAAGGATAATTATGCCGCGTTTAGAAAATGGTTAGGTAGAGATATTCAGCCAGAAGATGTGGCAGGGAATTTAGATTTATCTGTTAAAACTGCTGTGTGGTATTGGAAGTGCTATGAGTTGGCTGAGCTTAATTCTGTCGAAAAAGTCACGCGAAGAATTAATGGTGGACTAAATGGCATTGATGAGCGTTGCAAGCTCTATCGAGCATTAATGGTAACGGATAATGACTAAGTACATTTACATGGCGTTAGCGGGTGTTGTCGTGGTTTTGATTGGTGCATTGCGTTACCAATCTAGCGTTATAGATGAGTTGGAAATAACGACAAAGCAACAAGAAAATACTATCCAGCAACAAGAAGATGCTAACAAATCATTAAGTCTTGCGTTACAACAAGAGCGTTATGCCGTTATTGAGCAACAAGAGCGTAATGATGAAATAGAAAGGATGGCAACAGAAAATGCTGAATCAGTTAAAACAATCATTAAGACTCAACCTTGCGCTCACACTCGTTTGCCTCAGTCTGTTCTTGACCTCTTGTACAAATAAAATCACGACTAAAGCAGAATATATTTATCCGCCTCAAGCCTATACTGCACCTTGTGTCAAAACAGCATTTACTGGAGAAACATACGGCGATGTAGTCATACAGCTTGTTAAGGTAACCGCAGAGCGAGATAAGTGCGCAAGCCAAGTAGATAATCTCAATAAGTGGATTAATCAAGCAAAAGGCGGTAAATAGATTAAAAATCTAATTGAGCGGAATTAATGCCAAGTGCTGTCGCTATTTTAATGCGAGTGCTTTTACGCAAGGTCTGTGAATTTTCGTGTTGTGAATAAGCAGCTTGAGAAATTCCTAAACGGCTTGCCACTTCAGCTTGGGTTAAACCTAAGTGTTCACGCCAAGCACGCAATGCAGAATAATCGTTCAATAAAGCTAATTTGGCGACAGATTCAGGGATACCTGTTTCAATAGGGTCTGAAAAATTAGCTTTTTCTTTTAGCCAGTTAAGCGTAGCAATTGGCATAACAGCAAAAGCAGGTACGCCTTGCTCATTATTGATATATTGGATATTAGTAAGTGCGTTCATCTCTTTTTTTAACCTCTTCAATAGAAACAATGCTCATTGTATTACCTACGATATTAAAGAAAATTCGGTAATCGCCAACTCGATAACGATATTCATAAGTATGGTTTGTTAGTGCCTTAATGTTAGTGCAATCAGGAAAATTTTTGAGCATTTCGCATTTCTCAATAATGTGGGCTTTGCTCGGGATTTTTCTTAATTGCTTTAATGCTTTTGGTTGGTAGATGAGTTCTTTCATAGTAACAAGACCAATTGTTTATGAAGAGCATTTTATAAGATTTATAAGTTTTTACAAGTTATTTTAAGGATTTTCTATGTCAGACGTGAAAGGAAAATCTACGTCTGGTCGTGGATTAACACCTAAACAAGAAAAATTTTGCCAGCTTTATATTGAGCTGGGGAATGCCAGTGAAGCATATCGGCAGAGTTATGATTGCTCAAAAATGACAACTGAAGTTATCAATGTTAAGGCAAGTGAGTTACTTAATAAGAACGGTAAGATTACGGTAAGGGTTGAAGAACTAAGACAAGCCCATCAACAACGCCATAATCTTACCCTAGATAATATCATTGCGGACTTGCAAGAGTATCGTGATATTTGTATGGGAAGAAAGCCACTTACTATTACCACTGTGGTAAAAAATGCTCAAGAAGGAACGGCACAAAGCGTTAATACCGAATGTTTCGTTTTTGAACCGACAGGTGCAAATAAAGCCCTTGAATTGCTTGGGAAGCATTTAGGGATGTTTACCAATAAAGTTGATGTAACAACCGATGGCAAGCCATTACCTACTGTGATTAATGTGACATTTAGCGATGAGCCAGCTTAATATTCAATTTCCTACGAAATTCCGACCGCTCTTTGAATCTATTTGGCGGTTTATTATTTTCTACGGTGGGCGAGGTTCAGGTAAAAGTTTTAGTATCGCTAGAGCATTAGTATTGCGAGCCTATCAATCGCCTGTTCGGGTTTTGTGTTGCCGTGAAATTCAGAAATCGATTTCTGATTCGGTTATTCAGATGTTGGCAGATCAGATTGAAATGCTTGGCTTGCAAGCCTTTTTCGATGTACAGAAAACGCAAATTATCGGGCAAAACGGTTCACGCTTCACGTTTGCGGGGCTGAAAACTAACATTACTTCGATTAAGTCGATGACGGGCATTGATGTAGTTTGGGTAGAAGAAGGCGAGAATGTTTCAAAAGAAAGTTGGGATATATTGATTCCAACAATTCGTGAAGACGGTTCGCAGATTATTGTGAGCTTTAACCCGAAGAATATTCTTGATGATACCTATCAGCGTTTTGTGATTCATCCGCCTGAGCGGTGTAAATCGGTCTTAGTGAATTGGCAAGACAACCCATATTTTCCGAAAGAATTAATGGAAGATATGGAGCAGATGCGTGAGCGTGATTACGAGCTTTATCGTCACGTTTATGAGGGCGAGCCTGTGGCTGATTCCGATTTAGCCATTATTAAGCCTGTATGGATTGAATCTGCGGTGGATGCGCATCTCAAACTTGGTTTTACTACTAAAGGAATGAAGAAGGTTGGTTTTGATGTGGCAGATGAGGGGGCAGATGCGAACGCGAATGCCTTTGTTCACGGTTCTGTGGTGCTTGGTGTTGAAGTTTGGAAGAATGGCGATGTAATTGATTCCGCCAACCGAACAAATCAAAGTGCGGTCAAATTTAAAGCTGATTTGATTATATTCGATAGTATTGGCGTGGGGGCAGGAGTAAAAGCTCACTTTAAACGCTTGCCAAAATCTTTACAAGTGGAAGGATTTAATGCTGGTGGTGCAGTTGCTTATCCTGAGCGTGAATATATCAAAGACAAAAAGAATCAAGATATGTTTTCGAACATTAAAGCCCAATCTTGGTGGGCGTTGCGAGATAGATTCTATAAAACCTATCGAGCAGTAAAGTATGGGGATGTTTATCCTGACGATGAACTGATAAGCCTATCGAGCAAAATCAAAGAGCTTGAGTATTTGAAAGCAGAATTATCACGTCCCCGTGTTGATTATGACAATAACGGGCGGGTAAAGGTTGAAAGCAAAAAGGATATGAAAAAACGTGGCATACCTTCTCCAAATATGGCGGATGCTTTAGTTATGTGCTACGCCCCGACAAAACCTAAATCACTACTGGATTTATAAGATGAATATTTTAGATGGCATCAAATCACTTGCGCTAAAGTTAGGCAGTAAACAAGACCAGACATATTATGCTCGTGGGCTTAGCTTAACCGATGACTTAATGCAAATCGAAGCATTATGGCGTGATAACTGGATTGCAAATAAGGTTTGTATTAAACGTTCGGAAGATATGGTGCGTAATTGGCGCGATATTTTCTCGAATGACTTGAAATCTGAACAGCTAGACGAGTTCACTAAGCTTGAACGCAGATTAAAACTGCGTGAGACATTAACTAAAGCGTTGCAATGGTCTAGTTTGTATGGGGCAGTGGGTTTATTGGTTGTTACTGACACAATTAACATCACTTCGCCATTGCAGCCTACAGAACGATTAAAGCGGTTGATTATCTTACCTAAATGGAAAATCTCACCTACAGGACAACGAGATGATGATGTGTTTTCGCCAAACTTTGGTCGATATAGTGAATATACCATTATTGGTGGCACACAATCTGTTTTAGTGCATCATTCACGTTTATTAATTATCAATGCCAATGATGCACCTTTATCTGATAATGATGTTTGGGTGTATCAGACCTTGAAAAGATTATTGATGTACTTAAACGCTTTGATAGTGCCTCAGCGAATGTCGGCGACCTTATTTTTGAAAGTAAAATCGATATTTTTAAAATTGCAGGGTTATCTGACAAGATTTCAGCTGGGTTAGAAAATGATGTGGCTCATGTCATTTCAGCGGTGCAGTCGATTAAATCAGTAACGAATAGTTTGTTGCTTGATGCGGAAAATGAGTACGACCGAAAAGAGCTATCTTTTGGTGGGTTAAAAGACTTACTGACAGAGTTTCGCAATGCGGTGGCAGGTGCGGCAGATATGCCAGTCACCATTTTGTTTGGGCAATCTGTTTCGGGATTGGCAAGTGGAGATGAGGATATTCAAAACTACCACGAATCCATTCATCGATTGCAAGAAACAAGATTGCGTCCTGTGCTTGAAGTGCTTGATACATTACTATGCAATGAATTATTTGGTGGGCAACCTGATGACTGGTGGTTTGAATTTTTACCATTGACGGTGGTTAAACAAGAACAACAAGTCAATATGCTTAATACCTTTGCTACAGCGGCAAATACGTTAATTCAAAATGGCGTAGTAAATGAATATCAAGTGGCAAACGAACTCCGAGAAAGTGGTTTATTTGCTAATATCTCTGCTGATGACATTGAGGAAATGAAAAATGCTGATGAACTTGCCAGAAATTTTGAAGAACCAGAAGGCGAAAGCACGCAAGTTCAAGCCAGTGAAGATGAGCAAGAGAACGGAGCTTTGGTATAGACAACAGCTTAAGCAGTTCGTCAAAACAATGACCGATGATGTAGAAAGAGCCCTGCAACAACCGCAAGGCTCTTTTTTTATGGATGATGCGAAAGGGTTCCAAGCGATTAGTGCGAAAGCACTGATGAAAGTATTAGAAAAGTACGAAAAATCAGACCGCACTTCACAAGCTGAAAATATCGCCAATGGCTTCGTTGGTCGTGGTGATGCACAAAACCATGCTGAAGTATCAACCAATTTGAAAAACCAAACTGGCATCGATTTATCCGCTTATTTACGCAATAGTCCAAATATTGCTGAAAGAGTGAATGCATTGACCGCTGGTAATATCCAGTTAATCAAGTCTATTCGTTCGCAATATCTTGATAAGGTGCAAAATGCTGTCATGCAAGCGATGGTTCGGGGTTCTTTAAATAAAGACCTTACAGCACAAATAAAAGACTTGGGTAAAACAACCGAAAAACGAGCGATGTTTATTGCGCGAGACCAGTCCTCAAAATTAAATGCCGCCTTAACGCAAGCGAGACATGAAGAGGTTGGTATAAAAAAATACATGTGGTCAGCATCGCTTGATGAGCGTGTACGCGAAAGCCATGCGGAAAAAGATGGGCAGATATTTGAATATTCAAATCCCCCTGCTGATACTGGTCATCCTGGTCATGATTTTAATTGTCGGTGTGTTCAGATTCCAGTGCTTGATAATAACGAGCAGATAGTGAAAAATAGCCCAATAGTTAGCCAACAGGAAAAACAACAAATGCGCTCAGAATGGTCTGATGATTTCCCTGATACTATCATTGATAGGAAATTAGGAGATGCAACATCACATCCGCTATATGAAAATGCTAAAAAGGGTAGTATTGAAGATGCTTATCAACTTGCTAAAGATTTAGTTACAGATGATGCGGTAAATAAATTGAAGCAATTGGTTGGCAATAAAAATGCAATTCTAATTCCTGTTCATGCAGAAGAAGCCGTTGGTCAAAATATGATTCCTGTAGCTATTGCTACTGTATTATCTAAAAAACTCCATATTCCTGTTGATTTATCAATTGTTCAAGCAACAAAAGTATCTAGAACTGGGGGAGATGGATGGCATCGATTGGTTTATTCTCCAGCTTTTGATGGCATAGTTCCAAAAGATAAATATGCTATTATTTTAGATGACACACAAACACAAGGCGGTACATTGGCTAGTCTAAAAGGCTATATTGAGGAGAATAAAGGAAAAGTTATTGCATCTTATGCTTTAACTGGCAAACAATATTCTGTACAATTAAGGCTATCTAAAGACACATTAGCAGAATTACGGAGTAAATATGGCGAACTTGAAAGTTGGTGGAAAAAAGAATTTGGCTACGACTTCTCGCGGTTTACAGAATGGGAAGCAAGATTCATCATTAATTCACGTAAGACACCTGACGAAGTCAGAAATACAATCCTTGCGAGAAAGCAAGCGTAATGCTTACCATCAAATGATGGCTCTAAATTAAATTCAGCTATTCAAACAACCCTATCATTTCGATTGGGTTGTTTATAGGCGGAAATCAAAAAAATAACCGCAGAATAGTTTGGTGCGTAATTCCTAGTTTATTAACTCGCATCCGCATACGTCCAAAACGTTCCCAAGCTCAATCTACGGTTTAGCTTATTTTACCACTATTAGTTCAAATGTTAAACAGCCTAAACATCATCTTATGATGAGATTGTGGATATGCTTTGGCCAAGAGATAACAAAGAATGAAACGTAATTGGGATTTAATTCGCTCTATATTGCTTAAATTGGAAAGTCAGTCAGAGGCTAGAGGGAGTTTATTACCTGATGGATTTACTGGTTTCGATTCAGAAACTGTATCTTATCATTTTAAGTTATTGCAAAGTGCAGAGCTGATTGAAGCGATAGATTATTCTTCTCTAAATGAGATGAGTCTTATCGCTCGGTCGCTGACTTGGCAAGGTCATGAACTCTTAGACAAAATCCGCAATGATACTGTCTGGAATAGCTTAAAAACTACGATAAAAAGCAAAAGCCTTGATTTATCACTTGATACGATAAAACAAGTAGCACAAACAATAATTAGCCAAATGTTGGCGTGATATTGCAAAAAAAAAAACAAACAACCCGATCAGAAATGGTCGGGTTTTTTATTGGGGTAAATAAATGAAATTTACAGACAAAACCACTCAAGCAGTCACACAAAGAACCATCACTAAAGATGGTTTTTTAGTTGTGCCCGCAACCATTTCTAAAGTTGGGGTATTTGATTACCTCGCTACAGAACTTGGGCTAAAAGAAGACGGTATTAAAAAAGTCGCTCGCACTGAGAAATCTTTGTTTAGCGATGAAACGATTAAGAGTTTTGAAAATGCCACATTAACCGTTGGTCATCCTAAAGATGGAGTAAATGCGAAAAACTGGAAACAGCTCTCTGTCGGTGTCGTGCGTAATGTTAAGCGAGTGGGCGATGAACTCACGGCAGAGGCTTGGATTTATGATGAACAAGCCATTAAAACCGTACAGGAGCACGGTGTGGAACAATTATCTTGTGGTTATGACTGCGATATTAAGCCATCCACGGTACAAGATGCAGATTTTGAGATGTCGCCGATGATCGGCAACCACGTAGCGATTGTGGCAAAGGGTCGCTGCGGTGGAAGTGTAAAACTTGCCGATGAGGATAAAACCATTATGGGGAAAACCGCAAAAATTCTCGATGCGTTTTTAGGTGCGTTCGGCATCAAGTTGTCGGACGAACAGAAAAAACAAATTGAGGACGAAGAAAAGTCTAGTAGTGAAGAAGGTAAAGAGCCAAAAGGCGAACAACCAACCGAACCAAAAGAAAAACAATCTAAACCCGAAGATAAAAAGGATGAAGAAGTGAATAAAGAAGAGTTTGAAAAACAACTTAAAGCCAAAGATGCAGAAATTCAACAGCTAAAAGATGCACAAGCAAAACGTGACGCAGAAGTAAAACAAGCTGCCGTGTTGGCTGATGCTAAAACTGCATTTAAAGAAGTCAATTTTGCGGATAACGCGACTGTGCGTGAAATCCAAGAAAGTGCGGTAGTTGCGCAGGGTATTTTTACTAAAGATGAGGCAGCCAAATTATCCGATGAGGAAATTTCAGGTGCATATCAAACAGCAAAAGCGGTTGTGGCGAAATTAGCGGATGAACGTAAATCACTCGGCAGTATTTTGCTTGGTGATGCGGAGTCTAAAGCTGCACCAAAAATAGATTTCAACAAAACTTACAACAGTTAGGAGAATAATGAAATGAGTTATGCTTACGAACAAGCTCCTGCTCGTGCAGGCGAGTTAGGCAAGGGCAATCTTGCAAGTGCAAAAACCACAGCAGAAAAAGTCACGGGCAAAGTAAAAGCTGGTGAATTTGTGGCATTAAATCCCACAGGTGGTGTGAAAGCCTTATCTGCTAAAAAAGATATATTGGCTGGCGTGGTATTAGCAAGTCGCATTCGTGATGAATGGCCTGAGGGCGAATTAGTCGATGTGATGCACATTGGTGCAGGCGATGCGATTTGGGTCAATATTGCATCAGAAAAAACGGTATCTCGTGGTAGTAAAGTATTTGTATTAACAACAGGTGGCGAAGGTAAAGCTGGCGCAATCCAAGGGGAAACCGATGCAAATGCGATTGAAACAGGCTACACCGTGATTGACGTTAAAGGTCAATTAGCGATGATTACAAAATTATAAGGGGGATGAATGTCATTATTAACTTATGTACAAAACGGCTTAACGGCTGTGAGCAAAGAAATTTCAGAAACCAAATATCCTGAAATTGTGTTCCCGCAATTTGTTTATGTGGATCAACAAGCCGCTGTCGGCATTACAGAAAAACTTCACTATGGTGCAGATGAGCACGGTTCGCTTGATGATGGTTTAATTAGCACTGGCACAAGCACATTAGACCAAGTAGAAGTCGGCTTTACGCCAACTCGCTCTTATATCGTACAATGGGCTAAATCGGTAACATGGGCAACACCAGAGCTTGAACAAGGCAAGCTGTTAGGGTTAGCGTTAGATACCGCTAAAATCATGGTGTTAAACCAAAACGCACAACAAACCTTACAAAAGGTAGCTTTTTTAGGTCATGCAAAAGATACTCGATTAACTGGCTTGCTCAATAATCCATCTGTCGAGGTGTACAACATCAAAGGCACTTCCGCAAACACCAAAGTACAAGCGATGGATTTTGACAAATCAGTAGCATTCTTTAAGGAGATGTTCCTCGCTGGTATGGAAAAAACCAAACGCATTGAAGCACCAAACACCTTTGCGATTGATTTACTTGATTTAGCACACTTGGCGTTAACTCAACGTAATAACACCGATACAACCGCATTAGAGTTCTTGACTAAGAGCTTGTCTGCAGCTGCAGGTCGTGACGTTGCAATTAAAGCCTTGCCGTCAAACTTTGGTAATCGTGTAACAAGCGGCAAAACTCGTGCAATGGTTTATGTGAACAGCAAAGAGCACGTTATCTTTGATGTGCCAATGTCGCCAACTGTGTTAGCTGCTCAACCAAAAGGCTTATTAGCTTATGAGTCTGGCTTACGCATGGCGTTTGGTGGCGTAACCTTTATGGAGCCAGATTCTGCACTCTACGTAGATTACTAGGGAGTAACTATGCCAACATTTGAAACGTATGTATTCATTGAGCGTTATCCTGAATTTAAAGAGGTCGATTATGAAAAAATCGACCTTTTTTTATCGGATGCAGAAATGGAAGTGAGTCAATCTCGTTGGGGAAAGCTCTACCAACGTGGCGTGTTGGCATTGACTGCTCATCTATTACGTTTGTCACTTTGGACAACCGAAGGTGGCGGTGGGGCAAATCGAAATCTCGCTAGTGAAAGTGCTGGCGAGTTATCTGTTAGCTATGCCGTGCCAACACTGACAGGCACCGATGCAGATTATCAATTAACAGCATATGGCCAAGAGTATTTGCGATTACGTAAATTGGTTGGCATTGGTGTAATGGTGGCGTAAATGGCGGTGCAAATTACGGGGAATTTAGCGCAAGCAAAAGCGTTAATTGAGCGATTAAGGGCTGATAAAGATAAGGCGGTTTATATTGGATTTCCTGCTGAATTTGATAAACCAGTAGAGGGGGCTGAGAATTTCAACCTCGCCTCTTTGGCGGCTGTGTTGGAATTTGGTAATGAGCGCATCCCATCACGCCCTTTCTTGCGCCAAACGCTATCAGAAAACCAAGAGAAATACACCGCACTTTTCACGCAATTATTTAAGCAAGGCTTGCAAATTGAGAGGATTTACGAGCAACTCGCACTAGTTGCGCAAGGGGATGTCCAGTTAAATATCGCTCGTGGCAACTGGGTTGCCAACGCTAAAAGTACAATCAAACAAAAAGGCTCTAGCAAACCATTGATTGATACAGGCAAAATGCGTCAATCTGTAAAAGGTATCGTTAAATGAGTTTAATCAACCAATATCCCCGCTTTCTAAATAGTAAATTTAGCCAAGCTGTTACCGTGAAACATCTGCAAGGTAAGCATTCATCTGATGGGTTCGGGGCGAGTTATACCGATGAAAACGTGGCTGCCATTGTTATGCCGACCTCTCCTAATGATGTGTTGTTATTGCCAGAAGGTGAGCGTTTTATTCCCTCAATCAAAATCTACACCATTAAGCCGTTAAAAATAGGTGATTTGGTTATTTATGAAGGGGAAACCTACAAAATAAAAACCGTAGCAAATTGGGGGAAATATGGATACCACAACAATATCGGCGTTAGACACAGCCAAACTGCGAAAGTGGATTCAACAGGCTTTACAGTTACCTAATGGCGCTGTTATTGGCGGTTGGCTCCCTGAAAATCCTTTACCTGCTTTTATTACCGTGGATTTGATGATGAGTAATGAAATCGGGCAGGCTACGAGAGAATTTGACGGCAAACGTGAGCGTATCATTCAGTCAATGCAAAGCACCGTGAGTCTCTCTTGTTTCGGTCGAAATTCCCTTGCTCAGTGTTACAAGCTAAAAGCGATTTTCCAAAGTTCAGCGTTTCTTTCCTTTCTCAAATCAAATCACTGGGGTGTGATTCGTTTTTCAGATGTCCGCAATTTAACGGCTACCGTTGGGGCAGATTATGAAGAACGAGGACAGTTTGATGTTGTATTTAGTCATCATCACATTGTTGATACACCTCTAGATCCGATAGCAAACGTTGAACAACGCACAAACCATTTAATTCAACAAATAGGAGGATAGCCTTATGGCATTATCTATCTCGCAGATTGTCAATGTGCAGTTAAATACTATGCCAAAATCTGCCGCGCGTAAATCATTCGGCATAGTGGCATTGTTCACGCCTGAGGCAGGACAAGCATTTGCTGATGCGACTACGCGTTATGTTTATGTCGAAAATCAACGTGATGTAGAACAGTTGTTCGGCACAAATTCAGAAACAGCAAAAGCAGCACAGCCATTTTTTGCTCAAAGCCCTCGTGCGAAACAATTAATTATTGCGCGCTGGCAAAAAGAACCCGCAACCATTGATGCAACCAAAAACACATTAAGCGGTGCAACCTTATCAGATGATTTAGAGCGTTTTAAAGCGGTTGTAAATGGTCGATTTACATTAACTATTGGCGCCGAAACCAAGAAAGTAAATGGGCTATCTTTTGCTGACGCATCAGATTTCAATGCGATTGCCACCAAAATCCAAGCAAAATTGACCGCACTTTCGTCATCTTTGTCTATCTCTTACGATAGCGTAGGGCAACGTTTTATCATCACTTCTAACACAAGCGGAGAAGATAAAACAACCGAAATCCATTATGCCTTTAATGGTGGCGGTGACGGTGAGTATATTGGCTCATTGCTTAAATTAGAAAATGGCCAAGCAAGCCGAAAAGTAGGTAAGGCATCAATTTCTTTGAAAAAAGAAACCGTTGCAGAGGCATTATTTAATGTAGCCGAAGTGAATAATGCATGGTATGGCTTTACGTTTGCTGCACAGCTTACTGATGGCGAAGTGGAATCTGCTGCAAAATACGCGCAAGCTAATACCAAAATGTTTGGTGCAAATGTTATTCGTGTTGAACAACTTGAATGGTCTGCTAATAACATCTATAAGAAATTATATGATGCAGGTTTAGATCACACATTAGCAATGTTCGATAAAAATGATATGTACCCAGCATCTTCTGCATTGGCTCGTTTATTATCAACTAACTTTGCGGCAAACAATTCAACCTTAACGCTTAAATTCAAGCAACAACCAACTATTACGGCTGATGAAATTACGGCAACGGAGTTCTCTAAGGCTAAACGCTTAGGCATTAACGTGTACACTTATTTTGATGATGTAGCGATGATTGCTGAAGGCACAGTAATGGGTGGTAAATTTGCAGATGAAATCGTTATCTTAGACTGGTTTACCGATGCAGTGCAAAAAGAGGTATTCGCTCGCTTGTATAAATCACCGACCAAAATCCCATTAACAGACAAAGGCCAAGCGGTATTGATTGCTGCCGTGGAGAAAGTTTGTTTAGAGGGTGTAAACAATGGTGCTTTCGCCCCAGGTCAATGGACGGGCGATAGCTTTGGTAACTTGACGACAGGCGATTATCTTGAAAAGGGTTACTATGTATGGGCGGCACCAATGGATACGCTATCCGATAGCGACCGAGAGCAACGCCGTGCAACACCTATTCAAACCGCAGTGAAATTAGCAGGCGCAATCCATTCTAGCGATGTGATTGTGAACTATAACCGATAACATCAAAAAAGCGAAAAGCCAAGAGCGACAACCCTTGGCTTTTCTTTTACCCCTTATCCATACTAAGGAATAAATTTTGATTAAGTATACACCAAAATATCAAGTTAAGGTAGGTGGCAAAATGTCAGAAAAGGATGCAGGGATTGTTGGAAAACGATTGGCACTTTCGGCAAATATCGCAGCAATTGGCGTATTGTTGTTTGGCTTATCTTTCGTATTAAAAGTCTTTTTATGAGGAATAACTATGGCAGTTTTCGATCCAAAACAAGTTGTCGTGTTATTAGACGGCAAAGAAATGAGTGACTGGGCAGACGGCTCAGATGTGATTAATGCGACCAACCAAGTTGATGCAGGGCAAATGGTTATTGGTGCGAATGGCACGGGCGTATTTATCGCAAACCCTGACCAATCAGGCAAATTAACCCTAAAAATCAAACAACATTCTGAGGATAACGCCTATTTATCTAAGTTGTTTAATCAACAAAAAACCAGTATTAAAACCTATTTACCGATGACACTCGCTATCCGCGACTTAATCAATGATGATGTTGTCACGGCAAGTAAAGGATATTTTACTACACCTGCAGCTTATATGCGTGGAAATGGACACAATGCGACAACCTGGACGATTGTGTTCGAGAAAATGACAATGAATCTTGAAAAAGGTGTTCAATAATGGAAAGCAAACAAATCAATATTGAAAATGTCACCTATACGATGACGCCAGCTAATGCTATGACAGCATGGACTGCACTCAAAAATGCGATGAAATTACTTCAATCAGTTGATTTATCATCATTAGGTAACAATAAAAAACTCGGTGCAAGCGTATTGACGACTGTATTGGCGAATTTAGGCGACACAAGCATTAAAGAGCTTGAGGACATCGTGCTTAAACATACCTCATGTGAGCAAGATGGCAAACTATACCGACTATCTGAACGCTTTGATAGTCATTTCAACCAACACCGTGGGCATTTAATCCCCGTATTAAAAGAAGGGTTGATGTATCAATTTGCGGATTTTTTTATCGGTGGGGGTGGATTACTGAGCAATATTCAACCCAATCTAAAAGCGACGAAATAAGCCAGTCAGACAGTAAAGCCGACTGGTTTATTTTTACGCCTATTGTAAAAAACTTTTGTTCACTACACGAATTAAGGTCGGTTTACTCGTTAGCCGACCTTTTATCTTTTCACGAAGTTATTGTTGAATTAAATCAAATGGAGCAACGCAATGCTACTCGATGAACTACTGATTAAAATCGGCATTGATGCGGATAGCCAAGCAATGCAACAGTTTGAGCAGTTCCTTAATGTTATTGGAGATGGCACGGAAAGTGCGGCGGAAAATCTTGGTACTTTTGCTGAAGTTCTTGAACGTGCCGTTGATGATGCAACAGAACAAATTAAAGCCGCACCTGAGTTTGAAAGTTTTTTTGATTCCCTTGAAAAACTACAAGCTGAAACAGAAAATCTTTCTGAAGATGACGCATTAGATGAGTGGGTACAAAAACTCATTGAGGGGGATAAGCTCTTATCTGAGTTTGGTGAGAGCTTTCTTCAAAACACCGAACAGCTCTCGAAGGAGTTACAAGAAGCGGGGTTAAGTGCAGAGCAGGTTGAAAAAGTTATTGGAAAACTCAAATCTGCGATTGAGCAGAAAACCGATGCTACCGAAAAAGATACAAAAGCCGTAGAAGATAACGCTAAAAGCACAGAAAATTTATCTGACAATATCATCGACTTGTGGGCAACCCAATATGGTGCAGTCGGATTACTGAATAAATTTGAATTGCTTGGCATTAGTATCAATAAAACTACACTTAAAGTTGCGGCATTTGGTGCAGCTTTCTACGCTGCCACAATCGGGGTGAAGAATTTTGTTGATGCTAATCTCGATGCACTCGATGAAATTAAACAACTCTCGGCTGTCACGGGCGAATCAGCCGACCAAATTTACAACTTAGGTAAGGTTGCAGAGGTCAATGGCTCATCCGCACAGGCGGCACAATCATCTATTGAAGGATTATCTCGTGTCATTGGCGAAGCTGCAGCAGGAATTGGTCGAGGGGCGAAATCATTTGAGCAATATGGATTAAGTGCCAAAAAGGCGAATGGGGATGTTAAAACCTCAAGCGAAATGCTGGGGGAAATTTCGGACAAGATGAAAGCAATGGGGGAGCAAGAGCAAATTGCGATGCTTGCGAAACTGCATTGATAGTTCGATGATTCAAACCTTGCGCCTTGGTAATGATGAACTGAAAGAACAAATTGCCCTTGCAAGTGTGCTCACGCTTGGTGTGGGTAATGCAGAAAATGCAAAAACCGCCGCGGCTTTTAAAGATGCACTGACTCAGGTTTCTCAGGCTTTTAGAGCTATTGGCGAATATGTCTCACTCCGTGTTGCACCATCCATTCAGCGATTAGCCGAGCGGTTTACAAAATGGTTCACGGAGAATAATGACTTTATCAAGACTACACTAAACGGCTTTGGAAAAATTCTTTCATTCTTGTTTGAGTTAGCCGCAGCCATCGATAATGTTGTTGAGCATACTATTGGGTGGAAAAACTTAATCTACGCATTAGGTGTGGCATTATTGTGGTTTAGTCGCAGAATGTTATTAGCTTTCGCTACCAATCCTGTTACATTGATTATCGCAGCAATTGCAGGCTTATTTTTGCTTGTTGATGACTTTATCACTTATCTTGAAAGCGGCGAAACTGCCTTGGGAGAGTTTTGGAAGCCGTTTAAAACAGCGTTATTGTGGGTTAAATCCACTTGGAAAAATTTTGTTGATAACTTTAGCGTCGATCCAATTGGCGAAACATTATCTCTCATTACAGATATGCTTGAGTTGCCATTTAAACTTGGGCTTGCGCTTGTTGTTGGTTTGTGGAATTTATTTACTGGCGAACAGTTAGATTTGGATGTTATCGAGACCAAGTTTGCTCAAGTTACAGACTGGATTAAAAAGCCATTCCAAAGTGCATTTGATTGGGTTAAGGGTTATTACGACCAATATATCGCACCGATTGTTGATACAGTAAAAGGGTGGTTTATTGATAGTGGCGAAAAGGTAGGCACGGCAAGTCAAAATACAAAAGCCTATGACACAATGATGTTCGATCCGTCTTATGCTTCTGCACCACAAGTTGCCGCAGTAGGGGCGAAATCTCAAACCTCAAATGCAGATAATCGTGTGACTAACAGCAATAACAAAATTACCATTACGCAACACATCCAAGGCACAGATAATCCAAAAGCCGTGGCGGATCAATCTGTTCGAGTGATTAATCATCAACTTTCATCTGTTGTGGGGTAGACACTATGTTAAATTTTGCTCAAGTATCCAATCGTAAGATTGGCAAAATTACCTTTGATGTAGTGACAACAGAAGACCATCAATCAGATTTATTCATTACAGAAAACCCGATTGAATCAGGCGCTGCCATTGCTGACCATGCGGTTATTCAGCCTAAACAAGTTACCATTAATGGTGTAATGGTTGATCACGACCATTCGACTTTTGGTTTAGGCCTTCCGTTTATCGGCAATATTCGTGGCGGGATAGACTTTCTTAATAACTTTCCTTTGCCAGTTAAGGTTATCACTCAAACATCGCAAGCTACCGCAAGAGCGGGGAGAGTGATTAGCCAAGTTGCAGGAGCGTATAGTCAAGCAAAGAGCATCCTTAATCAAGCGCGAACCATTGCACCTTTTTTGCCTGATTTTGGTCTAGGCGGATTACTTGATAGCAGTGCAGGGGATAGTAGAGTGCAAAAATGCTATGCCGACCTTGTTTCTTGCCAGAAATCAGGGGAAACCATTGACATACAGACAGGTATTAACTTGTACAAAAACATGCTAATCCAATCTGTAGCCGTCAATCAATCACAAGATGGCAGTGCAACATTTACGATAACGGCTCGTGAGATATTTATTGTTGAGACACAAACAGCTCAATCTAAATCTAAAACAGGGGTATCGGGTAAAAGTAAAAGCGGCCGAGCAGCGTCTCAATCCGCAACAAAATCGCAGCAAGGCTCTACTCAACCAAAGAACGATACACCTAAAAGAACCTCCTCGCTTTTCAATCTTTTTAAATGGTAAGACGTATGCTTAAAATTCCATTAACACAACATCCTTATCAGGAGCAAACTTTTGAATTTAACGGCATAAAAATCCGCTTAACCTTGCGATTTAATAGTATTGGACAGTTTTGGGCAATGGATGTATTTGAGCCAGTAAATCAAAAGCAGATTTGCCGAGGTCATGCGCTCGCGTGCGGAGTACCATTATTGGCTCGCACTACACAACCTTATTTCTTCTACTTGGACGATGAAAGCGGTGCTGAATTAGACCCAATGAGTATGGAAGATTTGGGCACTCGATGTTTTTTGTATATAGGCGAAAAATCATCTTAAAAAAACGACCGCACTTTTAAGAACAAACCCCGAAGCGTTGCAAGCACTTCGGGGTTTTTCCATTCCACAAGCAGGAAAGGAGTAGATATATCTGTGGATAATTTTACATCTATTTTGATTTTAATTAAAGGGGTATTGCAAATGACATCAAAATTACAAGCGTGGCGATTTATTGCCATTTTAATTGCAGTGGTTTTATCTTTTGCAGTATGGCGTGCGCCTGAATTAATTACTGCAATTCGTTGGTGGTAAGTATGAAACAATTTGGCAGACGGTGGAAACTCGACATTAGTAACGACCAAGAAACGTTAAGCATTGAGCAATTGCGTGTTGCGTTTGAAATTGATAAAACCATCAATGAAAAGCCTAATCCCGCTAAAATCCAAGTATGGAACTTAAATCGAGACCATATCAACCAATTATTAAGCCAAGACTATAAGAAAGTCGCCTTATCGGTTGGTTATGGCGAGTTACGCCAAATCTATGCGGGAGATATTACCAAGACGAGAATCCAACGAGAGGGATTGGATTTTGTCCTTACGCTTGAGTGTTCAGATGGGCATCAAGCCTATACTCAGTCGAGAGCTAAAACGACATTAAAAGCAGGGGCAACAGACAAGCAGATTGTTGAGGAATTGCAAAAGACGATGCCTAAAGTACAGTCTGGTGCCATTGACATTCCTAATCAACGGAAACTTCCTCGAGGTAGAGTATTAAACGGCAATAGTCGAGATATTCTCACCAAAATTGCACGCAATAATAAGGCTGATTGGTCTATTCAAGATGGCTCGCTTATTTTCCTGCCGAAAGATAAAGTGCTAAGTGATGATGCTGTACTGATTTCCCAAGATACAGGCATGATTAATGCACCAGAACAAACCGATGAGGGATTAGAGCTAACTTGTTTACTCAACCCTGCATTACAAATTGGTGGCCTAGTGAAAGTTGAATCTATCATTGAATATTTTAATGGGGAGTACAAGATTGTAAAACTTGTGCATTCTGGCGATGGCATCGGTGGGGATTGGCACAGCAAAATGACAGTTGTTGGGGGAAAATTCCAAAAAGTGGAAAAAGAAAAGAGCGGTCAGAAATCAGATAAAAAAACAGATAAGCAAAGCAAGGATAAGAAAAAATGAACTACTCGCAAACCTTAGCAACGCCAGAAACTGCAACCGACCATCAAATCCAACAAAACCAACTGAATTTACATACCGCACTTCCTGCAAAAGTCGTGAGTTTTGACCCCGCCAAGCAAACTGTATCACTTGCGATACAAATAAAAATGCAGTTAGTCGATGGTAGTGGGGCAGATATACCGCCACTTCTTGATGTACCCGTGAGCTTTCCTCGTGGCGGTGGCTTTGCAGTGACATTTCCACTTAAAGCAGGCGATGAGGGGATAGCGATATTTTCTGAGCGTTGCATTGATGGATGGTGGCAAAACGGCAGCGCATCAACGCCTTTAGATTTTAGGTTACATGATTTATCCGATGCGATGTTTATTCCTGGTATATGCTCTGTGCCGAAAGCTATAGGTGAATTTTTTACCGATGGGTTATCCATGCAAACCCTTGATGGCAGCACATACATCAGAATCAAGAATGGCACAATCCAAATCAAGGGAGATATAGAGCATCAGGGCGACACCTCGCAAACAGGTTCGCATAGCTCTACAGGCGTTATCTCGAGCGATACAGATGTAACAGCGGGCGGTATTTCAGGGAAAACCCATAAACATACAGGCGACAGTGGCGGTAAAACAGGAGTGCCAGAATGAGCGTAAGACGACTTAATAAAGAGCACGATTGGACATTTGGACAAGGCTTTTCAAACTACGCAAGCGAATCAGATGCCATTGCTCAAAATGTACAAACTCGCCTTTGGTCATTTGCTAATGACTGGTTTTTAGACTTAGAACATGGTTTACCTTGGCTTGAACAAATGGGGCGTGGGGTAAATATGGCAGACTGGGAAATCAAAATAAAACGCTATGTGTTAGAAACTGAAGGTGTAAGCAGAATAACTGATTACCAAGCTAATTTTGATGCAGATACACGCAAGCTGACCATATCGATTGATTACCAAGATATTTACGGGCAGCAACAAACTGCACGTTATGATGCTTAAAGTGCGGTCGATTTTGACCACATTTTTAATTCAGTGATAAACACAATAATACTAGCAAACCACCGCTCTTATGGGCGGTTTTTATTGGAGAAAATATGGCAAAACTGATTGAAACAGGCATTCAAATTGAGCGATTAAACGAAATCGTGGCACGATTTGAAGATGGATTTAGACAAATCTATGGGCAGAATATCGACCTATCGCCTAACTCACCTGATGGGCAAATGGTCGGCTTGCTTGCTCAAATGAAGATGGATATTGAAGAGCTTGCCGAGAATGTGTATCGACAGTTAGATCCTGATGTTGCGACAGGTGCTTGGCTCGATCAGCGTGTTGCTTATGCAGGATTAATAAGACGAGCGGCAAGTTATAGCTATTTACGCTCAGTTATTTTGACAGGAGAGCCATTAACTCATCTTTATGCAGGGATTGTGGTGTCTGACCCACATAAAGTGCGGTGGGTATTAACGGCAGATGTACAGCTAGACAGTAATGGCTCCGCCCGTGCGGACTTCCGCAGCGAAGAATTGGGTGCGTTTAACCTCATAAAAAACACGAATTTGACCATTGAGACCGTTACGCTTGGGCTTACCTCGGCAACCACATTCGAAAATGCAGAAATTGGTGAGGAAGAAGAAACCGACTTGCAATTACGAGAACGTTTTTTCATCAGTCGAACCAAAAATGCCCAAAATTCTGCCGATGCTATCCAGTCAAAAATTGCTGCATTGCCTGATGTTAGACAAGTTAAAGTGCTAGAAAATAATACTAAACAGCGTGATAAATATGGTGTAGAGCCTAACTCCTTGAATATTATTGTAGATGGCGGGGCAGATGAGCAAATCGCTCACGTTATTTATGAAAATAAAGGGGCTGGGGTCGGGTTGCAAGGTGCGACAGAAACAACTTTAACGGTAAATGGCGAGCGTAGAGCATTACGGTTCGACCGTGCAACGCCTGTTGATGTGCAAGTGTCTATGCATTGTGTCCGATGTGAAGATTTTACCGAAGTGGATAAGGATGAAATCAAACGATTATTATCCATTCAACGCTTTGGCATTGGGCAAAATCTTTCGCTTTCCAGACTTTATTCGCCAATTAATAAAGTGGGCGGTTTCTGGGTGAAAGAACTAAAAATCGGGCGTAAAGGGCAGTCTCTTACCACGGAAAATATTACCGCACAACCACGTGAATTAATCCGAATTTTAGCAACAGATATAACCATTGAGGTGGAATAATGGGCTATTCTGATTTGTTGATTTGGCAATACCGAAACAAGCCCAAAGCCGTCTCAACGATTAAGCTATTTGAAAGCATTATCGGGCAAGGCTTTATCGATTTATATCGGTTGCAAGATGTGTTGAATATTGAAACAGCAACAGGGCATCAGCTTGATTTGGTCGGTAAACACGTCGGGCAATTTCGGGTTATTAATGGCTATCAATTACGTAAATTTTTCGGTTTCCGCAATTCGCCCAATGCACTGGGATTTAGTCAAAAAAGACTAGGCGGTGCGCAATGGTATCGTAAACGAGACCCGCTGTCTGATTCCGTTAGATTATCCGATGATGATTATCGGTTCCTGATTAAATGCAGAATCCTTAAAAACTACCAAATAGGCACGCTACCAAACTTAATTGAGGCGTGCTTATTTATTTTCGGAGAAGGTTGTCACATCGTGGATAACTACGATATGACCGTCTCTATCTCTGTTCCAAGTGCGAGCACATCTGATTTTAAGAAATTCGCAATCAATCATTTAGATATATTGCCACGCCAAGCCGGTGTGCAATATCTTTTCAACCTAATATAGAGGTCACATATGGCATTAGTAAATAAGCCAGATGAAAGCATTTTTGCATCATCTGCAAAACAAGGTGAAGTTGATAATTTCCCTGATTTATTGCGTGGATGGGGGATTACGTTTGACCAAACACAGGGTATCCCTCCTATGGAGTGGTTTAACTTCTTGTTCAAGCGACTTGACGAAAAACATACTTATTTAATGCAACGAGGGCTACCCGAATGGTCTGCTACACAAGACTATACTAAAGGCTCTTGCGTCCAGTTTGATGGCGTAAGCTACCGAGCATTAAAAAATAGCAAAAACAACAGCCCGAATGAATCAGATTCGCAATATTGGGTGCGTTGGGGGTTTGCCTTAAGTGAAATTGCACGGGCAACGTTACAACAATATGGCATCGTGCAACTAAGCTCAGCCACTAACAGCGATAGCGAAACCAAAGCTGCAACATCAAAAGCCGTGAAAACCGCCTATGACAAAGCAGTAGAAGCCAAAACTACCGCAGATGGAAAGGTTGGTTTAAATGGTAACGAAAGCATTAATGGCGAGAAATCCTTTGAAAATCGTATTGTGGCAAAAAGAAATATCCGTATTTCAGATAACCCGATCTATGCTTCACGCGGAGACTATTTAAATATCGGGGCAAACGATGGGGATTGCTGGTTTGAATATAAATCAAGCAACCGAGAGATTGGCACACTTCGTATGCACGCTAACGGCAATTTAACCTACAAACGCCAAAAAATCTACCACGCTGG